AGGGTAAAGAGGCAACGACGGCAGATGCTAAAAAGCTGCAGGCGCTACTTGAGAAGCCCAACCCTTTACAATCATGGAAGCAATTTGAAGCGCAGGGTTACATATACCAACAATTATTCGGGTACACCATTGTGCTTCCGATTAAACCAGTTGGGTTTAAAGAAAACATTGACGCGGTAGCGTTATGGAATATCCCCCCTTCGATGGTTGACATTGAGGAGACTAAAAAACTATTCTACCAAAGCGATACGGCAGGCATTATAAAGCAGGTTGTCCTTAACTACAAGGGCTTGCAAACGATCCTAAACGTTGAGGATATATACATCATGAAGGACTTCACGCCTTCGTTTTGTAGTCTGATTATTCCTGATAGCCGCATACATTCTTTAGAACTTCCTATCAACAACATAATAGGAGCCTATGAGAGCCGAAACGTACTGATCAATTACCGGGGTGCCTTGGGTATCCTATCGCAAGACCCAGGCAATGGTCAGTTCGGCGCCATCCCTATGTCGCCCGATGAAAAAGAAAGGCTACAAGCTGACTTCCGAAGGTATGGGTTAAGTAACCACCAATGGCAATTTATTATAACATCCGCTTCCCTGAAGTGGCAGCAGATGGGAGTAGCCACTAAAGATCTAATGTTGTTTGAAGAGATCGAGGCCGACACAATGGCTATCTGCGATAGCTATAACTACCCTTATCAGTTAATGAGTAGCGCTAAGGGGACCACCTTTAGCAACCTTAATGAAGGTAAGAAGTTGCTATATCAAGATGCCACACTACCCGAAGCCGAAAGCATATACGAGCAGTGGAACCAATTCTTTAATACCAAGAAGTACAATCTTAAGATAGACAAGGACTACAGCCACGTAGCGGTATTGCAGGAAGATAAGCAGCAATCAGCATTGGCTCGTAAGACCCTTGATGACGCCCTCACTATCGAATTTCAAAACGGACTTATAACGCTCGACGACTGGTTAGAAAAATTGGGCGAAGATCCTTTGCCCGACGGCTTAGGTCAGGTGCGTGCAACTGACCCGAAATCCTCTAACGTGCCCCTAGCCGTAACCATTGGCGTTGGCGGCGTTCAAGGATTGATTGCGGTGATAACGGCCCAGGGCATGAGCGAGGAAGCGAAACAGGCCACGCTTGAAGTGGTGTTCGGTCTGTCACCGCAAGACGCGGCAAGGATGTCAGTTCAAACAGAAACACAAACTAATACCAATGAAACCGGAAGCCAAACCCAAGGACAAGCAGCAGCCTAAAATGCCAAAAGAAGTGCTTGAAAAAAAACTGCTTGAAAAAGAAAAGCAAGTTGCTGACAAAAAAATTATAAAGAAATGAAAAGCGTCATACCACACAATCTAACTGGTAAATCATTATATGACTTTCTGGTAAAGAATGAAGGGTTGATCTTTCATACTAAGAAAAGCACAATAAAAAAGGCAGATGAAGTCTATTCTCAGCCGCTATATATAGACGACAAGGGCAACCTGGTAACAAAGGCCGAGGTTGATCAAACGCAACTCGATCCAAATAGATTGAAGGTTGCCGTTGTAATCAACACCACCAACTGGCTCGATAGCCATGGTGATGTTCATATCCCCGGTATCTGGAAGAAAACGCTGTCAGATAATAAGCGCACAGGCTTCTACCTGCTTAAATCCCATGGACGCGACTTTGAAGATGTCATAGGCGATGGCCTTAAAGGTCTTACAAAAAAACTTTCATGGAGTGAGTTGGGAGTTGATGTACCAGGCGTTACAGAAGCGCTCATATTCGACGGCGTTATCGAGAAAGAAAGGAACGAGTACATGTTTGAACAGTACTCCAAGAAGCGCGTGAAGAAGCACAGCGTAGGGATGCGCTACGTGAAAATGGTTACCTGCATAAATGACGATGATTACCCGGTTCAAAAAGAGAATTGGGATAAGTACATCGAGATGGTTGCTAATAGAGAGGAAGCGGAAGCAGATGGATATTTCTGGGCAATCCTCGAAGCGCAGATCATAGAAGGAAGCGCCGTAGTATTTGCGAGTAATCCGATTACACCAACTATGGAAGCTACATTAATTCAAGGCAAAAATGATTCAGAAGAAGACACTAACGACCAGCCGCCAGTTGGCACTGGAAATGAGCCGTCATCATTCGATCTGAATCGTGCGATAAAAGAAGTAAAAATTATTGTTTAACCTATAACTAAGGTTCACAATGTTAACAGAACAACAATTTAACGACCTGACCGCAAAGTTGGGTAACGAATCCGCGATAGCGATAAAAAAACAATTCGCTGAGTCGGAAAAATCCATCAACGACAAGATCGAAGATGTGAAAAAAGGTCTAATGACCTCCAAGGAATTTGAAACGTTTAAATCTGAAGAACTTGCCAAAGTAACAGAAAAGCTCACAGGCTTTGAATCTATCCTTAAAGAGCAGGGCACAGTTATCAACGCACTGAAAGAAACCGGCAACCCCACAAAGCCTAAAACGCTTGAAGATGTATTGGCCGACAAGGAGGTATTAGCTGAAATAAAAGCAGTGCAGAAGGCCGGCCAGGGTAATGTTGAAATTCCGTTGGATGGCATCACGCTGAAAACAGCCGGTAGTACGTCTATTGGCAACAGCATTCAGCCGATGACCCCGCCACCTAACAGTCCGTACCTCCCTGCGGCGGCGCCGTTAGATGCGACCAATTTCTTCGGCATCATGTACAACCCAAATTTCATTATCAACTACGTAAACAGAGGAAGCACAAATTTCAGCATGTTACCGTGGGTGAATGAAACGAGTGTTGAAGGTGCTGCTGCTGAAGTACAGGAAGGCGCACAGAAACCTCTTTGGAATACCCGGTTTAAAGTGGAGATGTCAACTGCGAAAAAAATCGCAGCCATGTCTACCATTACCGAGGAATTCGACCAGGACCTACCAGGGTTCACCACGATCGTTCAGCGCCTTCTTACCGAAGAAGTGGCCCGTAAGTGGGATGATGCGATTTATGCCGCAGTAATCGGTGTAGCGAAATTGTATACCATCACCGGCCTCAACGGGAAGGTAGACGACGCTAACCTGTATGATGCCCTTCGTTCTGCAATCGCTCAGATCGGCAAAAAGAACTTTAACGCAAACTTCATCGGCGTTAACCCGGTTACCGGTGCGCTGATTGAAATGCAGAAAAGTGCTACTGACAAGTTATACCTGGTGCCTCCATTTATTCAGAGACTGCAAAGCATGATGCGTGAGGGCAACAAGGTAGCCGAAGGTTACGCGCTGGTGGGTGACATCAACCAGTACAATGTTGATACCTACAAGAACATGGTACTGAAAGTGGGTTATAATAGCGACGACTTCCGTCGTAACCAGTTCAGCGTAATTGCCGAGGTGCGGTACCACGACTACATCAGCGACAACCGCAAGGACGCGCTGCTGTATGACGAACTTGACCGCATTGTTTCACTCATCGATTCTGGTTCATAATGTTAATTGACCGTACATATTTTGTCGGGGAGTTGAATATACCCAACACCTCCAATGCCGCCGTTGGCAGCCTCATTGATCTCTTTATAGAAAAATATGAGGAACAGTGGCTGAATGAGGTGTTGGGTTATACCCTGCATAAAGCATTGGATGCCGGACTGCAAGTGGTGCCAGTTGCGCAGAAGTGGACGGATTTGATCGAGGGCGCAGAGTATACTGATACCAATTCGAAAGTAAGATTTTGGAAAGGGTTAGTATCTCAACCTCCTTCAGTCCTTAATGCGTTAGATGCGGTTAATGGGATCGACGTTCGCGTTGGACGCGGGCAACAATTTGATCCGGTTGCAGCCACCAATAGCGTTACAATCCCCACAGCGCTCGTAGGTAAAGACTTTATCATAGAACAGAGAGGTGTTGGCAAACTTATCCTTGGCGTTGATTACAGCGTCACAGGTAGCACACTTACACTTCTTGCCAGCCAGTTCGGGGTAAATGATTGGTATACCTACAAGTCTGCAACGCTGGCCATCAATACAAGCACAGGCACAAACAAGGCAAGCCCTATTGCAAACTATGTGTATTACTGGTATATGCGTAACAATCATACGCAGACAGCAAGCACAGGTGAAACAAAGGGCAAGCATGAAAACGCCGACATAGCGAGTATGGCGGTTAAATTAACAAGAGCATGGAACGAAATGTCCGCATGGATCTGCGAACTGGTGGAATATCTCGACGCAAAGAAGGATGATTACACCGAGTGGGCGGACCAGGATGTTTGGTGCATGCTCAGAAAGTTCAGGCCTATAAACGAGTTCAATATATAATGGACGCCCCGGTTTACATAGTAGATGAAATTGCTGCGGTTGTTGCAAAAGTGAACACCGCGCTAACATCTGCGTCATTTGGATATGGTCCCGTGTATTACATGTATGGACACCCGAAGGAAATATCAAACCGGTTGCAACAATTGACTGACAGCCCAACAGAGGCACATAAAAAGTTTCCGCTGGTTATTCTGTTTACAGACATAACCATTGAGATAGGGGCTGAGGGGTTCTATGGCGCAACAAAACTCCGGATGTTGGTTTGCAACATTACAGAAGCAAACTACATATCTGAGCAGCGTACAGAACTAAACTTCAAACCCATCATCCACCCGATCAAAGACGAATTGATAAAGCAGTTATCGCTGCATAAACAGTTCACGTATGAGGGCGAATTACAGTATAAGGAAACCGATATGTACTTCTACGGTAGCCAGATCAACAACAATAATGTATTCAACGACCGGGTAGATGGCACTGAACTAAAAGATATTACGCTAAATATCAAATTAAAATGTTAACAAACTAATTCAATAAAAATGGCAACACTTAACAAACCACTTTGCGCGACCAACTACGGCAACACCGGAGTGGGAGAGTGCTTCATTGATCTGGACAAGATCATTGGTGCAATCCAGGTACCGCCAAATTTCCAAATCGCTCAGTCAGATGTGGCCGGTTTGCTGGCGTTCTTTGAAACGAAAATCCATGCAGCCATAGGCACACGGGTATTCCCATATCCGAAGCTGTCTAATATCACCGACAAC